ACAAAGGTATGATATATGGGACTATTTAGCAAATGCTGATTATACTGTGTTATTGAGTGATAGTGAAGGGCTAAGCTATACAGTACAAGAGAGCTTACAATATCAAGTGCCTTGTATAGTTAGTGATGTTGGTGGAAACACAGAATTAATAAAAGATGGAGTAAATGGCTATGTAGTACCATTAGATATGAACTTTGATATAAACAAAATAAGAAATATACCTAAATGTGAAGAATATGAAAATGGAGCATTAGAGAAATGGCTTGAGTATTTAGGTTATAATAAAAAGTATAACATAGAAGAAATTATCAATAATAAAGAGGAGGAGATTATTGTGAATTGCAGAGTAAGAGCTACAAAGAAATTTGAAGGAATATTAGACGCCGAAAGAAACGTAAACCCTAAAGCAGGGGAAGAATGGATAACATCATTAGATAGAGCAGAATATTTACAAAGCAAAGGTGTAATAGAAATACTTGAAGAAATAGCACCAATAAAAGAAGTAAAACAGGAAGTAACAATATTACCCGAAGTTAAAGAAGCAGCAAAACCAAACAAAAAGAAAGCAACAAAGAAAGGTAAATAATATGCCAGTACATAAAGTAGGTAAGAATTGTTACCAATATGGAACAAGTGGAAAAAAGTATTGTGGGAAAGGTGCTAGAAAGAAAGCAGTAAAACAAACAAAAGCAATACATGTTAATAAAAAGAAATAAGGTGATACCGTGAAAGGAAGACCTAGAGCATTTGCAACAGAGGTAGATTTTGAAAATAAATTTAAAGAATATATACAATATTGTAAAGATAAAAAAAGACTGCCTAACGTAGCGGGTTTTTCTGTGTTTGCCAATATAAATCAAGATACTTTTTATGCTCAAAAGGAATATTATTCCGAGACATTTAAAAAAGTGAATGACATGCTAGAAGATGAAGCGTTAAATAACCAATATACAAACGATACATTAAAAATATTTTATATGAAAAATAAATGTGGATATAAAGACAAACAAGAGATTGATAGTTCCATAAATTTTAATAATTACGATAAACTATCAGACGAAGAAATAAATGAGTTGTTGGGGAAATTAGAAAATGGACAAAATCAGTAATACCATAAGAGAATTATATTGCGTAAAAGCGAAAAGACATTTATACGATTATTGCAAATTAATGAACCCTCAATTTTATAAGGATGACAGATTATATTTAAAAGATATGTGTGATAGAATACAAGCTTTTATAAACCAAGACAATAAAAAGTTCTTGGTTATTAACTTGCCACCTAGACATGGCAAATCTTTTACAAGCCAAAATACGGTAGAATGGTTATTTGGTAGGGATCCAACATTAAGAGTAATGACGGGTTCGTATAATGAAACACTATCAGGGCAATTTGCTAAACAAGTACGTGATAAAATACAAACAATAAAAGTTGATGATAAATTAGTGTATAATGATATATTTCCTAACACTAGGGTTAAATATGGTGAGGCAAGTGCTAGTATGTGGAGCTTAAGAGGAAATAATCAAAAAAACTATTTAGCAACAAGCCCAACAGGAACAGCAACAGGATTTGGAGCAAATATACTTATTATAGATGACTTAATAAAAAATAGTGAAGAAGCATATAATGAGAACACACTAGATAAGCAATGGGAATGGTTTAATAATACAATGTTATCAAGACTTGAAGGAAATTGGAAAGTAATTATAATAATGACTAGATGGGCTGAAAGAGATTTAGCAGGAAGAATAATAGAAACATTTGGAGATTTAGTCGAGGTTATCAAATACAAAGCAGTTCAAGAAGATGGTAGTATGTTATGTGATGAGATATTATCAAAACAAGACTTTGAAATAAAGATAACTGAAATGAACGAAGATATAGTACAAGCCAATTACAACCAAGAGCCAATAGATGTAAAAGGTAGATTATATGGCGAATTTAAAGTTTACAACGAATTACCTAAGTTTAATCAAATATATGCTTATACAGACACAGCAGATAAAGGTGAGGATTTCCTAGTTACGATAGTTTATGGTATAATAAATAATGAGGTCTATGTTATCGATATACAATACGATGATAGAAGCATGGAAATAACAGAAGAAGAAACAACCGATATACTTTATAATAACGATGTAAATATAGCAGATATAGAATCAAATAATGGTGGTAGAGGTTTTGCAAGAAATGTAGAAAGAAAATTAAAAGAGAAATACAACTCAAACAAGACAATAATAAGACCATTTACGCAAACAGGAAACAAAGAGGCAAGAATACTTGCCAGTGCAACTTGGGTAACAGAACATTTTTATATGCCTTTTAATTGGAAAAATAAGTATAGAGAAGCATACAAAAGTATAAGTACATACCAAAAAAAAGGTAAAAACAAACACGATGATATACAAGATGTAATGGCAGGAATATATGAAAGGGTTGCAAACAAACCAAGACTTGAATTTGGATATAGAAATATAATATAGGTGATATAATGAAGTTTAAAATGAATAATCATGAATGGACAATAGCAGAATTGCCTAAAAGTGAAATAAAAACAATATATGAAGAAGAAACAAAATCAGAAACAATAACAGTATATGGAATAACAAAATTTGAAACACATGAAATATTTATAAACAAAGAAATGTGTTTTGATATGAAAAGAAAAACATTAATGCACGAATTAATGCATTGTTATATAGAAGAACATATATCTTTAAGTTTAGAAGAGTTTGATGATGAAATGGTGTGCAACATAAGTGCTAATTCACATGATATAATACATAAAATTGTTGAAGATTATTTTAAGGAGGGGTAATTAGATGTTACAATTTACAAAGAACTATTTAGAAAATTCAAACAATGCAACTTCAATAATAAATGAGGTTGTACCAATATTAGAACATAGAAAGAAAATGAGGGATAAATATACAAAGAAGAACGGAATACCACTAGAAGCATATACTTGTAAAGTAGCAACGGGTTATTTAGCAGGAACAGAGCCATCATTTACAGTTAATGTAGAAAGTAATGAAAGCAAACAAGGTGTATTAAAGCAATTATTTAACAAGATATTTGGAGAAAAAGCAAATCCAGATGAGTTTAAAACAATGATAGATTATATTAATGACTACAACGACTTGGGAGATTTCTTTTTACAAATAGCATTAGATTATTTTTCAACAGGAGCTTGTACTTGGCTTAATTATGAAAACGAAGATAATGAACAAGTATATGCAAGAATACCAAGTTGGCAATGTGAATTAATATATGACTATTCAACACCATTACAAGTAATAGGAGCAGTACAATATTACAAAACAAAAGATAGTAATGGTAATGACGTACAAAATGCTATAATAACTACATTAGAAAGTAAGAGATACTTTAAAGATGGACAACCAGAAAAAGATGTATATGTAGAAGATGTATCATTAAAAAAAGATACAAAGTGGACTTTAGTACCATTCTATGGATGTGAGAATACAACAGGAGCATTATTTGAAAATGTACTTGATTTAATAGAAAAACTAGAGCAATGTATAAACAACACTTCAAGCATAATGGAATACAATGACGCAGGATGTAAATTAAAGGTAACAGGATTTACACCACAAAATCCAGTATTAGATGCAGAGGGTAATTTAAACCAAGCAAGAGTAAAAGAAGATAATGCTTTATTAAATGCGAAAGTATTTTATACACCAGACCAAAGCGGAGATATAGATTGGATAACAAAGACAATAGACTCACAAAGTGTAGACTTAATGAATAAGACTTTACTTGATTATGTATTAATGCTAACATTTATACCAAACATAACTGATGAAGCATTCACAAATGCAGATAGCAACAAAGCATTAATGAAGAAGTTCTTTGGATTGCAAACAAGCCAACAAGAAGCAATTAAGTCACTTGAAAAAGAACTATTGAGAATGTGGGAAAATATAACAGATAGAATTAATACTAAAAAGAACAAGAAATTTGATTTTAGAGATATATTAATTACAATAAATACATCAATACCAACAGATGATGGTGAGATAGTTGATACATGGTTGAAGTTAAGAGGCTTGATAAGCGATTCCACGATTTTAGAACACTTACCTTATGATATAGATGCTGAAAGCGAACTTAAAAAGATGAAAGAACAAAATGAAGAAAACATGGAAGAAGCAGTTGAAAGAGCTAAGGAGTTTAAAAATGAGGATATATCTAATAATAATAACGACAATGAATCTGATACTACTGACACTAGAACAGATAAAGCAGAAGAAAATAATACCAAGTAATTTAGTTGTTAGTTTATTATATTTGATACCATTGGAGTTGATATTATGTGGAATTATGTAGATGAGCAACTAAAGAAATATTTAAAAAAACACAAGACAAACGACAAAGAACTTGAATACCGTATACAAAACGTATTTAATATGGGATTTGAGTTCTCCTCTCTTTACAATTATGCTAATAATGATATTTTAAGGCAGTTTCAGACACGAATCAGATTATTTAAAGAAAATTATACTAAAAATGATTATGTGTCTTATATGGTGAATAAATACCAAAATAGGACACGTATTAAAAATAACGAAATATTACGTATAATGCTATTAATGGAATATGCAGAAGTATATCAAAAGAATTATGAGAATCAGCTTGCTATGTTTGATGAAGTTGCAAGTGCAGTAACAAAGACAACACTAG